ACAACGTTACCGGGTTTCCTGTCATACGTAGTTTTGGCATATAACCCGAGGTAGTCTGTGGAGCATATCTCCAAGCCATATTGGTATTTCCCTCTTCAATAAGAGTATTCAAGCTGGAACTGTAGTCTATTTGGGACCGGTCCTTCACTATAAACATACGGACCGCCCTCTCATTGGCCGCATAAAATTGGCCTGATGTGGTGCCTGTAGCTGTTTGAACAGAATTGACTATCTGGGTGTCAATAGCTGTAAATGTAATATAGGCCATATTAACACGATAACCAGAGTAAATGGCCATGTAATTATCGAAGAACATAGGCTGATGCCCTCCTCCTGTAATATTTGGATCAAATAAACCATTCATGCTAAAGACTTGAACGGAGGAACCCAGTAGGCCTGGGTTCAATGTAAAGTTCTCTACGTATCGTAGATTCAATGTCTTCGTGTTTGGAAATGCACCTATACGCATCCTAGGCACTCTACGTGCTATGCTCCGGCGCTTAGTCATTGTACGCTTACGTTTCCGTGCAACATAAGGCTTAAAGCTTCGTCTTCGTTTAAACGTGCGCCTCATTGTTAAAAAAGGGTTGTGAGAGACATCAAAGGGGGGTGGATCTTGTATAGCCCCATGGGCTTATGGATCAGATCATGGGATGGGGGTAATACTGACCCCATCCCTCATTTGTCAATTTACGACCAACCATGGCCAAGTCCAGGAACTGGTGCTTCACGATCAATAATCCAGATGAATCTGATTTCGACTTTCCGTCTAATCTGAAAATGTTAATAGCCAATCGGGAGCTTGGCGCCAACGGAACTCCACACCACCAGGGTTATGCGGAGTTTAACACCAGCGTAGCCTTATCACATCTGCGCAACTGGAATGGACGCGGCCACTACGAAATTAGGAAGGGCAATCAATCACAGGCTATATTATATTGTTTAAAGGATTTTCTAAAGGAGGACGGGACACCAGAATTGGCTTTCGACGTCTGTTTGCAAGCTTTAGAGGGTTTTGGTCTAGTATCCTACGGACTGGATAAGTCTCAACTTCTGAAGGAGTTTCTGAAGACTTTGAATACAACAAAGATTTCAAAGCTGACGCAACTAAAGTTACTAATCGATGAAGGATGGAGTGACAAACAAATCGCGGACTACGACTTCGACACTTGGTGCAGGTCTCATCGAGCTCTAGGTGCGTATCGGTTAATGTGTGTAGCTCCACGTAATTGGGAGATGGAAGTGGTTGTTGTATATGGTCCAACGGGTACAGGCAAGAGCAGATGGTGTAATGATTCTTTTGACGGATGTTATTGGAAGCAACGGGGGAAGTGGTGGGACAATTATGCCCACCAGGACGCGGTGTGTCTGGATGAGTTCTACGGATGGCTACAATGGGACGTTCTACTCCGTTTAGCAGACAGGTATCCATTGTTAGTCGAGACGAAAGGTGGGCAAATACAGTTTAGTTCAAGAAAATTGATTTTTACTTCGAATACAGAGCCCAGTAAATGGTACAAGGATGTCTACTTTGAAGCATTTGTGAGAAGAGTTACAAAGTGGATTTACATGCCAAACTTGGGCGTTATAAAAGAGTTTATTGATTATAAGGATTTCTTAAGTGCTCTAAACGAGACTATCTATATAGCGCAACTATAATATATGTTCCTTCCCTATACCCTTACCCTTACCCGGGTATGAGTTTTTGTATCGCTCCCCCCGACAGTCGTCGGTCTCGCTTAGTTCTGTGTTTGGTTCTTGATCAAGTTAGAGAACGTGACGTTGTATGTTATGATAACTTGAAAGTTCATGTTATCAGCATTAGAGCCAGGCATATTGTCTACTCCGCATATAAAGTATGCTTCATTAAAAGGATTCGACGATGCACTTCCTTGCAGTTCTTCATCCTTCTTGTTTACGTTTAACAACGTTACCGGGTTTCCTGTCATACGTAGTTTTGGCATATAACCCGAGGTAGTCTGTGGAGCATATCTCCAAGCCATATTGGTATTTCCCTCTTCAATAAGAGTATTCAAGCTGGAACT